TTAGTAGATTTATGATACCTCACCTTATGAACTATCAAGGTTGGGCTTTGTTTATGGATTGTGATATGTTAATGTTTGAAGATGTTGCCGAACTATGGCGAATGAGAGATGATAGTAAAGCAATTCAAGTTTGTAAACATGACTATACACCAAAGACAGATACAAAATTTTTAGGTCAGGTACAAACAAAATATCCAAAGAAAAACTGGTCTAGTTTTATGTTAATGAATTGTAAGAAGTGTACAACTCTTACACCAGATTATGTGAATAGTGCGAGTGGATTACAATTACACCAGTTTAAATGGCTAGAAAGTGAAGAACTAATTGGCGAACTACCTTTAGAGTGGAACTGGCTAGTAGGCGAATATGATTACAAAGAAGATGTAAAGAATGTTCACTATACAGAGGGTGGTCCTTGGTTCGAAGATTACAGAGAATGTGATTATTCAAAAGATTGGTTTAAAAACCATGACGAGTGTATGTTAGGACAATGATACAAGGATTTGAAACTAGAGATAATACAGATGTGCCTGTGAGAGCATTGGTTGAAAGTGCAAATGGTCAAATGTGGCAAAAACAAAAGGCTGTCGACCAATATGAGCAGACTATATGGCCTGGTTTTTATTTTAAATTTGATAAACCTATTGCTGTATTTGGTATGTTACGAGGTACAGGTCAGTTAATAGAAGAATGTAGTAGAGATGGCCAAGACTTTTATTTTTTTGACCATGCTTACATGTTTGGTAATAAACATAGTGTATCTAAAATTGCAGGTGATAGAATATATAGATTAACTAAAAACTATTTTCATATTAGAGATATTAAAAAATTAAAAGCTGATGATTATAAAAGAATACAAAAATATAGAGAACATGTAAAATTAAAACCTTGGAAATATGATGGTGATTATATACTATATATTCCACCTAGTGAACATGTTAAAAAATATTATTATTTCAATAATCAATGGGAAGCACAAACACTAAAAACAATTAAAAAACATACAAGAAAACCAATTAAGATTAGAACAAAGGAAGATAAAACACCATTAGAAAAAGATTTAGAAAATGCCTATTGTACAGTATCATATCAATCAACAGTTGTTGTACAATCCATTATAAATGGTGTGCCAAGCTTTTGTGCAAATGAATCAATGGGTGTTCCTGTATCACTAACTGATATGTCACAAATAAAAGACCCCTTATATTCGCCAGAAAGAGAATATTGGATTGATAGTTTATTAGCAAATCAGTTTACCTTAGAAGAAATCAAAAGTGGTTTAGCAAAAGAAACAGTAGATAGGATGCAAAAATGAGATTAGCAGTAATAGGTTGTGGGTTTGTAGGTGGTACAATTGCTGACGCATTAGAAAATGCTGGCAATGATGTGGTACGAATTGACCCTAAGTACAACGATAATAAACTAGAGGATTTTGTAGATAAGATAGAGGGTGCTGTCATATGTTTACCTACACCAACTGTAAATGGTGAACAAGATATTACTTTAATTGATAAAACAGTAATTGCATTAAGAGATGTAAGAACTTTAATCAAATCTACCATTTTACCGAATATGTTAGAAGTTTATGAGGAGAATGTAATTTATTCTCCTGAATTTTTACGAGAGGCACATGCTAAGAAAGATTTTAAAAACAATCAACATATATTATGGGGTGGATTAAGAAGTGAAGCAGATTGGTGGATTGATAGATTTAAATGTCATAACAAAACAAATATAATTATGGATAAAAAAAGTGCAAGTGTAATTAAATATGTTTACAATTGTTTTTTAGCTACTAAAGTTACTTTTTTTCACGAATTGTTTAGTAAATTAGATAAAACATACAATTACCATATGATAATTAATACACTATCAGACTTTGAAAATATAGGACCTAGTCATATGAGAGTAAAACAATTAGGTTATGATGGCAATTGTTTTCCTAAAGATATGGAGGCATTTGCAAATTTCTTAGATAGTGAGTTGTTAAAGAATGTAATTAAAGTTAACGAAAGTTTAATATCTCAAAGATGATACATACACACACTTTACCTTGGGACAAATGTTTATCACATCAACTTATGCCAGCCATAGAAAAAGGTTGGAAAGACGAAGGCAAAGATGTACATTTCTTTTGGGGATTAGCAGGTAAAAACATAGGTGATATAAGAGCTTGTGAAGAAAGAGGTGATGAATGGTGGTATGTAGATGTAGGTTATATGACTGAACAAATCACAAGATATCCTGAACCTATCATACACAATTATGATAACACTTATTTTAGAATATGTAAAGGTGGTATTCACACAAATAAATTTCATGTTACTTCGCCTGATAGGTGGAATATGTTAGATAAAAAAGGTATTGATTGTCATTTTAAAGGTTGGCGAGATAGTGGTGATTATGTTTTATTATGTCCTTCATCTCCTACTGTATGTTATCATATCAATAATCTTACACAAGAAGAATGGATTAAACAAGTTGGTGAAGAGATAAGAAAACATACTGACAGACCAATTAAAATGAGAAATAAGCCAAGACCAAGTAATGAATTTTGGGGTACAGATATTAGAGATGATTTAAAAAATGCATGGTGCGTTGTGACAAATATGTCGTTATCAGCTATAGATGGTGTCCTAAATATGACACCAGGGTTTACACATCAAAGGAATGTGGCAGCTTTGGTAACAAGTCGTAGAATAGATAAAATAGAAAAACCTTTTAAACCAGGTAGGAAGACGGTGCAAGAATGGCTAAACATGACAGCAAACCACCAGTTTACAATACAAGAAATAGAAGATGGCTTGGCTTTCGATATTTTAAAGGTACAGTACCAGAGCGTTGGGTAGGATTTGGATTAGCAGTAGCTTCTGTTTTTATTCTATCTAGTGCCAATATCGCTACTCAATGGGTAGGTTGGTTACTAAGTGTTATAGCTTGTATTATGTGGGTATATTTTGGTTACAAAGACAGAGATTGGCCTAGAGCGCTAATGGAGTTGATGTATTTAATTTTAAGTATGAGGGCAATGTACAATTGGTTACTGATATAAATTATAATTTTGCTTGTGTTTGTTATGGTGATAAGTATGCCGTAGAGTATGTACAAAAACTCTACAATATGGTGAAAAGAAACACCACACTTCCTATAAACTTTGTAGTATTTACTGACCATGTTAAAATGCATAAGATGGTAGAGGGAGATATTGACATTAGACAGTTTAAAGAAACAGATATAACTGGTTGGTGGAATAAATTACAACTGTTTCATCCTGATACAGATTTACCTGGTACCACATTATACATGGACTTAGATGTTGTTATTACAAACAATATAGATTGTTTTTTTACTTACATGCCAGAGGCTAGTTTTGTAGGTATGAATGACTTTAATCCTTCAAGTGGTGTTTGGAACTCCAGTATTATGAAATTCAAACAGAAGGACCTTCACGGACGGATTTGGCACAAATTCATGTCCGATAGACCAGGATACCTCAGACGGTTTCATGGTGACCAAAACCTAATATCTGACTTTATTAAGAACACTCCTGGATGTGATTCATTTCCTGATTCGTGGACACAATCATATAAGTGGTATGACAGAAAAGGTAATAGATACTCCAGACAAGACATGACCTACGACCACAATGGCGAATCGTTGGTAACCGTGTTTCACGGACAACCAAATCCACACGAATCCGAGCAGGAATGGGTCAAAAATGCATGGAAATAAACAAGTATAAGTTGTCGCAGCCCTAAAACCATTACCTGGTCTCAAAAAAAAGTTGAAAAAAAAGCAAAAAAACGCTTGCTTTCTATGTAGTTTTAGTGTATTATATGTGTATATGATAAAGAAAAAAACACTAAAAGAAAGAATAGAAGAAGCCAAGAAAAGAAATTACTTGACTCTACTTCAAATTCTTGATATACTAATAACTAACAAAGGAGAAAAACACTATGAGTAAAGTTAAAAACTACTATTGGGACCAAGCTGAGAAAGCTGTTGACGCAATCTTGGCTGAGTTAAAAAACAATTCTATCAGCAAAGAAGCTGCTAAGGCAAAAATTATGAATGTCGAAGCTGTTAACTTGTTAGATATTGACGAACACAATGTTGATGAAGTAATCGACATGGAATTGGAAATGGCATAATGAAGATTAGAGGTTATAGTCGAAATTACACATTTACAAAATTACCTGCTCAAGAGGTAAATATCAAACATGTGTGTTATGCCAAGACTTCATTTACACATGGTAGAATTAGAATGAAAAACAACAAAAACTTGAATGGTGGTGGCGCCTACAAGTTAGAGAAAGCACAATAATGACAAAAGACGGTACAATTCATTTAGTATATTGGCGTGAGTATTTTGATGACGAGGATGCTGATTGGTTTCCTATACATCATACTATTTTTAGAAATGTACCACTATCTCAATTAAACAGATTAAACTCAAAAGAATTAAAAGAGAAAGTAAAAACTTTCTGTGACAAACATTATAATGAAACGGCTAGTAACTTCACAGGCACATCTGGGGTTGACATGATACACGGTTCAGAGTATTATAGAACATATGCAGATGAATTTGGTCAGAGTGGTATGCTAGGTGAAAAAGATTTTTATACAGACTACGGTCAGAAATATAATGGTAGACAATTTTTTAAAAAAGATTATAATAAAGAATTAACAAAAACACTAACAAAAGGACATTATGATAATTAATATAGGTGACACAATCAGAGATAAGAAAGGCCGAGAAGGCGAGTTAATAAATATCGGTATCGCTACTGAGAAGTCAGATGTGGCGGCTGAAAATGATACAAGTTTGAACGCACAAACATATGATACAGATTTAAATTATATGGGTGCAGTAACATTTGGTTCTAACTGGTGTTACTTTCATCAAATAGATGAAGTTGTAAAAAGAAAACAAGACGATACGGAGTAATTATGAAATATAATGAAGATAAGATACTAAATGAGATTGGTGCATATATCAAAGGCACATACGGTCAACATTATGCTCAAGTGAGTAAAGGCACACAGGTGCAAGACCTATTGAGAGATATAGGCATAGATAAAGATTTCTGCCAGGCAAATGCAATCAAATATTTGTGTAGGTTTGGTAAAAAAGATGGTCGTAATAG